ATACTATTGAATGGATCAAGAATGATTTTGATTCTTTTGATGAAGAATATTATGGTCATTTGTTTGAAGGAGAAAATGTATGAAACAAAATTATTTCCCTACCCTTAATTCTGCTCTGGAGTCTGAAGGATTATTGGAGACATGGGCACTCAACTTCCCTCCACTCTCTTATGATTCTACCTTTGCATATACTTTTGATGATGGCTCGAAATACGGGCATTATGTCTCTGTATATCGGGATTCTGAAGGTCGTTATGAGCGCCCGGTTCATTATAAACGGTAATTGAAAGGTAATTATGTTTGATATCATTGTGAATGATGACTCTGATTATGAAGTGTATTATTCTGGTACTCTTGTAGAAACATTTGTTTCTCTGGCTGATGCAGAGTATCATATCTCTATTGTAATGCAGGAGATGAATCTCCCCTCGGATGCATATACTTTTGATGAACCATGGATGGCATAATGAAAGTGGTTACTAACATGGCGAGACATTTCACAAACACGGATAATCCTATTGATTTCCCCCATCATTATGGAATGTTCACGGAAAAAGGTAATTCAATGATTGCTGATGTTGTTCTTACAGCAAAAGCACATAATCTTGATTTTGACCAGGTTCTTGATATTCTCTATGATATATCTACTCTGGACGGATTCGAGGAAGCAACTGATACTGCGGTTCGAGAATCAGTTTTCAATGCACTTGAGAAATCTTAATTATGAACGAACGAATACAAGAACTTATGTTGATGGCATTTCAAGAACACTATGGTGATCCAATCACTCCGGGCGCCAGAGAAAAAGCTGTTGAGTTGGTCTCTGGCTGGGGAGAAAAATTCGCCGAGTTGATTGTTCGGGAAATGTGTCAAGTCATTAATGATGATTGTCAATTGCAAATGCGCCAGCGTATTATCACTAATCTTGGCGGGTTGAATCAGGCAAGAGAATTGATTAAACAACATTTTGGAGTTGAAGAATGATTGAACTGTTTATTATATCGGAGAATTAAAATTTTTATATTTGATGTTGAAACATTGGGTAAACGATCCCATTCGGTTATTCTCTCCATGGCCTGTATTCATTTCAAGCCTGAGGATAAACCCAATCATAAGGCACTATTTGAAGGTGCATTTTTTGCCAAGTTTGACGTTAAAGACCAGATGAAAAGGTTGCACCGGGTTGCGGGTAAATCCACAATGGAATGGTGGGCTAAACAATGCTTGAATGCCAAAACAAAATCATTTACACCTTGTCCTGCGGATGAGATATTCGAGGACGGTTATGAACGTATGCGAGCCTGGGCTAATGAGAAAAACGATCCAACGGCATGGGTATTTGCACGTGGTAATCTGGATCAATTGGTGCTAGATGATATTGAAGAACAAATTGGTCTGGAACCAGTATTCAAATATGCACGATGGCGTGATGTGAGAACTGCTGTCGATTTTCTATATGACACACACGATGGTTATGTGAAAGTGGAAACACCACCATGGATGGACAAATTTGATCCAGCATTACATATTACCAAGCATAATCCAATTGATGACTGTGTATTTGATGCAATGATGATGTTATATGGTGCTAAAAATGAACGAAATGAAAGAATATTTTGATTATCTCGTTGAACTCCGGAATTCTGGGGAAACTAATATGTGGGGAGCGGCTCTGTACCTCGAACGGGAATTTGATGTGACATACAAAGAAGCCAAGGAAATCCTACTTGCATGGATCGAATCATTCAACAAATGAGAACTTCCTGCTGACTTGCCATTCTAGAATGGTTATGATACAATAGAACCACCTGAAAACTGAAAAGGAATTATCATGGGTACTCGCTCTCTTACTTTTGTTTATGATGACCTGAACAAACCAATTATCAATATGTATCGCCAGTTTGATGGTTATCCATCTGGTCATGGTGCAGAACTGGCTGAATTTTTAAACTCATTTGAAGCTATTACCAATGGTATTCCACTCGGAGATACTCGGAAACTGGCTAATGGCATGGGTTGCCTCGCCGCTCAAATGGTTGCACATTTTAAGATTGGTGCTGGTGGTTTCTACCTCTACCCTGTGAATTCCAAAGATTGTGGGCAAGAATATGAATACCACATTTATACTGACCGTATCACGGTGAAGGATTATAGGGGTAAAGCCATATTCACTGGACCATGGGTTTATTTTGCTGAATTTTGTGCAGGAAGGGAAACTGCATAATGCCATACGTAAACACATATGTTGAGGTTGACGATGTACTTGATGAACTCTCTGATGATGACCTTATCAAGGAACTGAAACGGAGAGGGTATGATTATAATACTCAATTCGTTGATGGTGAGGAAATGCGACAGGTTCTCCAGACACTATATGTAAAGCGTAGAACCGGTAAGGACTATCAGGCTGAATTAGATCAATTGATCTACGGCATTCTCGGTAAGATTATTTAAGGGGTATATTATGGATGAATTTGAATTCGGTGATAATGAAGAAGGTCAGTTTACCCTTGTGTATGACAATATTATCAAGTCAAAAGGGTTAATGCCCGTGACACGGACACTTGCCGTTGATTTATCTGAATCAGGTTATATGTCGGTCGGTGATTTTTTGAAAAGTTTATCCGATTATGACGTAGAGAATCTATTAAAAATCTCAGGTGATGAAGACTCTGAACAATTCTCTGAGATTGCACTTATGGCTGAGATGTTAGCCGCAGGTGAAGGGCTTACTGCATTTAAAGATATTGATACATTCTCACAGAGAATTGACCAATTCTGTGCATTCCTCGCTATTGAATCACTCGCACGGAAAGGGCTTGTGAAAATATATTATGAGAATGTCTCCTTTGGTGAGGAGATGGGGAATAAAATTATTGTTGAAAAGCTATGACAGTACCACAAGAACGTAAAAATGCCGTGATTAAAACCGAGCAGTTTCTATTGGACCTATTGGATCCAAAGGTAACTCCACGGATTCCAAAATCACTCCGTATTCAAGCACATCATTGCCTCCGTCATTATCCATCCAAACACCACATGGATATTATTGCCGAACGTGAAGATAATTCGAATGTGGCACTCGGAACAAAAGTATTTGGTAATGGATTTGTATGAACGAACGAATTAAACAATTGGCCGATGATGCCGGTTTTCTAATGTGGGATGGTGAAGAACATGCACCGGTTGACGCCGTGGTGGATTGGTCCTGTTCATATGATTATGAATTGGAAAAGTTCGCCGAGTTGATTGTGAGGGAATGTTTAGGATGTTGTGAGCAAGTTATCAGTGACCCTGTTCCCGAATCAGTAGATACTTGGTTGAATGGTGGCACACAATGTATGACGGAGATTAAACAACATTTCGGAGTTGAAGAATGAACGAACGAGTTAAACAACTTGAAAGACAGGCAACTGAAACAGTGAAGTGCGGACTAAACGGTACTTCTACTGCTGAAAGTTTCAATCGTAAAAAGTTCGCCGAGTTGATTGTGAAGGAATGTATGTCCATTGCCCAAGAATATGATGGTTCTAAACTTGGCGGTCCTGGTCTAATCATTGCCATGCGGATCGAACAACATTTCGGAGTTGAAGAATGAACCGGCGAAGCTATAACAGGAAGTAATGAAACTGGTGATGTTATGGATATAGAGTTTTTTTGTGAGTTGATTGTGAAAGAATGTGCAAAGCAAGTAACTAAAGAACTAAAAGTTTTTGATATCGAAGGTGATTTTTTGTTGCAACATTTCGGAGTAGCAGAATGATTTATATTATTTCTGATTTGCTGTTTCTCTCTATGCTGGCTATCATGTGGGGGGTTGCCTTCTTTGTATTTGATGATATGATACTCAAAGGTTATTTCAAGCGTAAACTTCAAAATCGATTCAAGGTTGAAGAATGAAGAAACTAATTAAAGAGTTGGCCGACGAGGCTGGGTTTGTATTATGGAATGGCGAAGAACATGCACCAGTGGATGCTGTGGTGGATTGGTCCTGTTCATATGATTACGAATTGGAAAAGTTTGCTGATTTAGTTGTGCAAAAATGTGTTCAACGGATTGCACTTATTGGTGTCTCCAATTTTGAGAATGAAGATATTGGATGGGCTACTGAAGCCGCAATATCTGTGATTCGAGACACCTTTGATAAAGGAATGTAATGCTTAAATTATTTCTAGACACCGAATTCAATGGTTTTGGTGGTAAACTAATCTCCATGGCTTTGGTGCCAGAGAATAATACGATTCCTGAATTCTATGTTGAATTGGAAATCAAAGACCAATTGGAACCTTGGGTTGCAGAAAATGTTGTACCCCACTTGTTTTTGAATCCATGTACACATAATAAGTTCCAACAGACACTTGCACAATATCTAAACTGGGTAGGTGATTGTACTATCGTTGCAGATTGGCCAGATGATATTCGATATTTCTGTGAATCTCTCATTACTGGTCCAGGTCAACGAATTGCACTGAAGAATAATATCAAATTCGAATTAGACTTTAGTATTGAATATGAATCGGTCGTACCACATAATGCACTACATGATGCCAGAGCCATCCGTGATGTTTATGAAAAGAGAAAGAAATGATTGACTATCACGAAGCTATCAAAGAAATGCACAAAGGTAATGTAATTAAATACGTTGGTACGGTCAATGGCAATGTAATGACTGACAGGGGCTGGAGTTGGTGTATGTGTCGTGGTTGTATTTTTCCATATAATGGTGAACCAATATGGCACTTGACGGGTCGCATGGTCTATGATCCAGACTTTCGGTATGTACTTACTGGTGAAACAGTTGATCCACGTGCTTGGAAACCAGAAAAGAAAACGAACCGTAGAGATATTAAGAGCAAGTTAGGTTATTCAAGAATAGGATTGGGAAATGTATGAAAATCATTCTAGAAAAACCGGACGGTTCTCCATATATTACCATGAGCGATGATAGGTTGATGATGGTGTCAATGCAAATACATGATTATGATTTCTTGGGCACACCCATTAAATTTGAATTCGATAGACGAACAATACCAGCATTGATTGAAGCATTGAAAAAATTACAGGAAATTCAAGATGGGCGAACAAACTAAAGAACTGATTGATAGAATCACTGCATATTTGTTCAATGGTGGTCTTTTCAATCCCGAACTCGCTAACCATAATGCAGTAAGAGATTTATTGATTGATTGTCGAGAGGTATTAAATGAACGAAAAACCTAAACTCTATATGCTGGTCGGTGTACCAGGTTCCGGTAAGTCCACTTGGATTAAGAACCAAGACTGGGCATTGGGTTTAACCGTAGTTTCTACTGATGTGTTTGTGGAAGACTATGCTAGAAAAAAAGGCAAGACTTATTCTGAAGTGTTTGATGAATATATGCCCACAGCAGTTAATCTTATGGCTGAACAAGTTGTATTTGCACGTAAGCATGGTCATACTATAATTTGGGACCAAACCTCTACTACCACTGCATCAAGAGCGAAGAAATTCCGAATGTTACCGGAATATTATGCGATTGGTGTTGTTTTTCGGATCCCAGAGCCTCAAGAACTCCAAAGCAGGCTTGCCAACAGACCTGAAAAGGTGATACCATCGGAGGTGTTGGATAACATGATTGCTAATTGGGAAGAACCAACATTGGAAGAAGGCTTTAACGAGATTTGGAGAGCATAATGACTAAACTTGAAATTGATATTGAAACGGCTGAACGTATTACATTGGTGTGCCTGAAAGAGCACCAGAAATATATCAAAAAAGAATTGAAAGCATTTAAAAAAGGTGGGTATATGCATCCAGAGGATGTGGTGTACAATACCCGATTACTTGAAGCATTGGAAACTGTTATACATTACTATGGAGATTAATATGAATAAAAGCATTGTATTGAATCGTGAGCAGATTAAAAAACTGTATAAAATCATTGAACATTTTGAAAGTTTCAATATAGACCGATTTGAAATTGAAAGTAGCCAAACATCTGGTATTGGTTCTAATATAAATGTAAGATTTGATTTGTTCGAAAAGAATGATACTAACATTGATATCACCGATACAAAGGACTGGTAATGCGTACTGAATTGGAGTCAAAGCTATCTAAAAATTATCCGAAGATTTTTGCTAATCAATCCTCGTTTGATGCACATATAGAGTATCTCGGTATTGAATGCTCTGATGGTTGGTATCCAATTATAAACGCATTATGTTCAAACATACAGAGTTATCTGGATTGGATTAACAGAAATCAAGATTCTCCACCTATTGTTCAACAGGTTGTCGTAACACAAATTAAAGAAAAGTTTGGTGGTTTACGTTTTTATTATGATGGTGGTGATGACCGTATACTCGGTATGTTGAGTATGGCAGAGAGTATGGCTGATATTACTTGTGAGAAATGTGGTTCACCTGGTAAACGCCGTGGTAAAGGCTGGATTTATACGGCTTGTAATGCACACACCTTTCCAGAACATTTAGGAGATGATAATGTCTGAACATATTATAACCAAAATAGAAATTAATCGTTATCTACAGGCAATGTTAGGTCGTGCAGATATGATTGATTGGTGGTGGCATTCTTCTAATAAAGCATTTGATGGTAAAACACCTAATGCTGTATACTTAGCGGATGAAGAAGGACGGAAACGGGTTTACCAATACGTCCTTAGTTGTTCGGACGGACAATGGTGATGTTGTAAAAAAACAACAAAGGCAATCTTTATGGTTGCCTTTTTTTTGGCCTGTGGTATAATAGAACCTAGACAGCAACAAAGGACAATACGATGCGTACCAAACAAGTTATCTGGGGTCTGAATAACTCTCAAAGAATCCGTGTGATTCTAAATGGTATTGGTTTCTATACCACCGTAAAAGGTGCAACTGAATTACCTTTTTCCACACATAGCACTGTCATGTATTCTGCATTGATGAAATTGTCTAATGGAAAAGATAATGCTACTGGTGTAGCCACTACTGTTGCAGTTTATAATCACAAGATGGAACGTGAAGAATTTCAGGTACAGGTGGACCTGGTCTGATGGTGGTGGATGGTATGATTCAAAGGATGGACATACCTATGTATGCAACAAACAAGAATGGAAAGAGGTGAATATGGATATAAACTGGTACATGATTGTTGTTTCTTTGCAACATATCTACCAAAAAATGGTTGCCATCTGGCAAGAACTGTGATACAATAGAAACACTTTATTATGGAGAATTTTATGAATCGTAATGCGAAAGCGTTTGTGCAAGCGGCATCTGAAATGTTCGGAGTGAATGCCATTCTGACCCGTGACCAAATTCAACGTGTAGTTGATGAACGTGCCGTACCCTATCCTTTTTGGTTTGTCACTCGACAAGACTTCCGTGCTGGTCGTGGCCAATACCGCCTTCCTGATGCACCTGATGCACTCAAAGCACCACTCACTGCTCCTGTAGTGACGGAAGAACTCGACACAGTTGATCTCGCACAACCTGCCACGATTCATGTTCTCCGTCAAAAGAAACTTGAAGACCATGCAGATACTTCCATTCCAGAAAAGTATCAAGGCTATGTTCCTTTTGGTTTCTACAAAGACCTCACCTCTATTGTACTCTCACAAGAATTCTTTCCAGTGTTTATTACCGGTATGTCTGGTAATGGTAAGACACTGATGGTTGAACAAGTTTGCGCCACACTCAAGCGTGAATGTATCCGTGTTAACATCTCTGTTGAAACCGATGAATCTGACCTGATTGGTGGTCCGACACTGGTTGATGGTAACGTGGTGTATCGTGATGGTCCTGTGATGACCGCAATGAAACGTGGCGCAATTCTATTGATTGACGAAGTTGACCGTGGTTCTAACAAACTCATGTGCCTGCAAGGTATTCTTGAAGGTAAACCTTACTTCAACAAAAAGTCTGGTGAATACATTTATCCGAAGCGTGGCTTCAACGTGATTGCAACCGCAAACACCAAGGGTCGTGGCTCCGAAGAAGGTCGTTACCTCTCACAAATTCTTGATGATGCGTTTCTTGAACGTTTCAACATTACTGTTGAACAGGAATATCCTGAGTCCAAAGTTGAACTCAAGATTCTCAAACCATTGTTGAATGATGATGAATTTGCTGAGAACCTTGTAAAGTGGGCTGATGTGATTCGTAAAACATTTGCCGAAGGTGGTGTTGATGAGATTGTTTCCACCCGCCGTTTGGTACACATTGCAAAGACCTATTCTATCTTCAAAGACCGTCAAAAAGCAATTCAACTCTGTGTGAATCGTTTTGACCAAGAGACTAAGGATTCTTTCCTTGATCTGTATTCCAAAGTGGACGTTAAAGTTGCGGAAGCAAACACCGCACCTGTGATGCCCAACTCACCTGATGAAGAAATACCATTCTAAACTGTGGTATTTTAACAACAGAATGGTTGCCACCAGACGGCCATTCTGTTATAATTGAATCTGGTAAACTTCTCTTTTGAAAAGGATATATTATGCGTTCGAATACTAAAATCAATCGTCACGAAAAAATTGCTTGTGTTTTGCTCTCAGGTAAACCTGTCTCGCCTTCCGAGATTGAAGCCTGTTTCAAAGGCACAGACCAAGAAGGCGTACTCTACCGACTCTCCACAAATATTTACAACATCCGCAAAGATGGTGGAATTGTACGTGTGTATAAAGATGGTCGGAAAGTGACCGGTTACCAACTCGTTAACTTTGATGAATTCTCTCCCGAAGGTCGTTACATTGGTAAAGCTAAGAGTGTCGCACCAACACAACGTGAGATTGAAAAATCGGAAGATACTACTGAAGTGGTGTGATGGCGATTAATGTAAATCCGCCATGGGTTTTAGACCCCTATGCATACGATTCACAATTAGAATTCACACACCAAGTTACCGCTATTGGTGGTAAATTGGTGCGGTGTACAATGGAATTTCCCGAACAGAAGATTCATTCATTTGGCTCTGAAAAATCTTTCAGAGATCATGTAAAATATGAAATGTCAATTGAATTGGCTAAGTATATGCTATCGAACAATTTGGTTGAGTTTACCTATATGGAAGACCGTCAAACAGGGAATACAAGGATAAATGCTCGTTGTTATCTTGCACCAGATGACCAGATTAAATTTATCAGGACACATTATAATGTTTAGTGAACAAGAAAAAAACAATATTCGAAGTATTAAAGAACTTGCCGCACAAGCTGTAGCAAAGCGTTTGAATGATTTTCCTGGTGTATTGGAGGATTTTTTAAAGCAGAATGCAATCTTGTCCGGAGGTGCAATTCCGTCTTTTTTGAATGGTGAATCGCCGAATGATTATGATTTGTATTTGAATGATGAAAACCACATAATGTTTTTCAAACAATATGTTCTTGTTATGGACCATAATTTGATTAAAGATGTGGACGAAAAATATCTAGATGCAGTTATTAGTGGTAAATTAGTGACTGCAAATGCCACCACATTTAAAAATGGTATTCAAGTGATTACAATGCACACTGCTGATGCACGTACTACATTTGATTTTGTGCATTGTATGCCGTGGTATAAAATATCACAGAATTTACTTCATATTTCCAAAAGGCAATATGATGCAATCAAAAGTAAAACTTTGATTAAGAATGAACACCCAAATGCGTTCCACCTTTCACAGAAACGTGTTGACAAATATACTGATAGAGGATGGAAATTTAAATGATTCAAATGATTTTGGTTTTTCTTATTGTCTTTTTGTTATTTTTTATTGTAATCAAAACATACTTTCAACTTTCTGGTAAAGAACGTTGGGTTTTGATAAAATTGTTTGCGTATAGTGCAATTTGTGCTATACTCACCTGTCTGTTTCTTGTTTTTATTGTCATTATGTTTTAAAGGATTGTTATGTCTCGTTTGTTGAAAATTTCTGTTATTGCCGCCGCTGTTGCTCTCACCTCTGCCTGTACTCGAATTGAAACGGGTGAAGTTGGTGTTCGAGTTGGCTTTGATAAACAAGTACAAAGTGGTGAATTGCTACCAGGCTCATTTAATCAAACTATGATTGGCACTGTGCTGACATTCCCCATCAAAGATGTTAATGTGACATTGGAGAATATGACACCAGTGGCCAGTGACAACTCAACAATGAAAGACTTTGATGCTGTGGTTGTTTATAACATCAACCCACAACAAGTCGCCGAATTGTACTCAACTAAGAATAAGAGTTTTCACGCTGAGTTTAAAGGTGACACCTATGTGATGTATAACTACATTGTGCAAACTGCTCGTAATGCCATCTACAAGGCCGCACGTAAATACGAAGCATTGGATATGGCGGACAAGCGTAGCGAAATGGAAAAGTTCATTCAAGATGAGATTGTACGCAACATGGCCGAAGAAAAGTTGGACGGTGCAATTGTTATCAGTCAAGTTATGATTCGTAATGTGTTGCCATCCGATACTGTTGTCGAATCAGCTAATGCATTGGTTCGCTCAAAGAACGAACTCAAGCAGAAAGAAGTTGAAGTTAAAACTGCCGAAGCTGAATCTCGCCGTATGGCCGCACTTGCAAATAACTCTGGCAGTTCCATTGCATTCATGCAGGCTCAAGCCATGTTGAACATCTCTGAAGGTATCAAAGCGGGTAAAGTGCAGACAATCGTTGTGCCATCCAACTTCAATGCACTCATGATGCCAAAATGACAGAGGAACAACTAGAAAAAATTATGAATGGGTTGATTAGGATTTATGGTGATACACTTCCAAATCCTGACCACCAACCCATTCTTTTTTCTTACTTGTTAAAACTGTATATGACATACGACCATGAAGTTTAATTGCCCATCGAAAAATTACAAACTTCTGTGGCATGATTGGTTCGCATGGTTTCCAGTCAGAGTGGCAGACAATGATTGTCGTTGGCTGGAAACTGTTGCCAGGCGGGGCAATGTGGAGTATACTTACGAAGGTACTCGATATTGGAATTATGAATACAAAGCAAAGGATATTTGATATGGAACTTTTCTCGTTTTACCTCGATGCGTGGAATTTTTGCAAACAGAACCACATCGATATTAATAAAATCCACCGACAAGATTGGGCCACATGGGTGGTTAAAATGATATTTTCGTATCTGCATCAGATATGGCAGAGTACATGATACAAGCTGTGCTTAAAAAACGAAATGATAAGCAACTTGAAAGTGTGCGTAAAGATTTCGGTGTGTATGCAACACACAAGGAATGGGACGCATACATTACACATTTATCCGATTATCGGTGTGTTCAGGACTCTCGCACGACCGGATATTTTCATGATGATGAAAATCTATCCTATTTGGCGTACCGTATACACAACACACACGTGTCTATTGAATTGTTTGGTGATGATGTTTTCATTGATAACTTGCACAAACAATTTCAAAACGATTTCACTTTTGTGACCAACCAAATTGAATGGATTTATTCATCTGATGGTTCTTCAATGGAAGTACCTCTACAGCCTGATCGTATGCCATTGAATGAAATGTATCCGTTCCTCGAAGGTCAAAACCTCGGTGAATATTACGACAACTTCATGAAATCGAATGCATCTATTTTGTTGCTCATTGGACCACCAGGCACGGGGAAAACTACATTCATTCGTGGTCTACTTCAACATACAAATTCTTCCGCAATTGTTACATACGATGCAAGCATTCTGGAAAAAGATTATGTATTCGCCAACTTCATCGAAGGTGATAAGTCTGTGATGGTGATGGAAGATGCTGATATGTTCTTGAAGTCTCGCCAAGAAGGTAACACCATGATGCATAAGTTTTTGAACGTTGGTGATGGCTTGGTGACCACTCGCAATAAGAAGATGGTGTTCTCCACCAACTTACCATCAATCAAAGACATTGATTCTGCACTGGTTCGTCCTGGTCGTTGCTATGACATTCTACACTTTTCTGAATTGAATCAGGAACAAGCTGAAAAACTTGCCGAGAAAGCTGGTGTGAGTATTGATGGTGAACGCACTAAGTGGTCCATCGCTGATGTGTTCTTTAATCAGAACACTAACGTGAAGCCAAATAAAATTAAAGAAATCAAGATGGGTTTTGTATGAGACACGTAATTTCCGATCAGTACCAGCAATATGAATACTTTTTAGATATAGAAAATATTCGTGAGTTGAAACATATAAAATTGTCAGTGAAGTACCAGGGTGCCAAGTTTCCTGATGCCATCCAGTCACAGGTAGAGTTTTTCCTCAACCCAGACGAATGGAACCGACTGGTAGAGACTCTGAACACAATAAAGTGATCCAGGCGCTCCAGGACGATCCTGGTGCGTCTTTTTCTGTTGTTTTTTTGCAACAAACGTGAAATAATACTTGCCATTTACCGTGGTTGTGTTATAATATAGATATGAACGCAAACTATTTTCGTAAATTAATATCCGATGAAATGGGTGAAACACTCATGTGGTCTGGACTTGCGGCTGAATACCGTGGAATGAAAAGCAAAGAAGTTGATAACAAGGGTAAATCCTATTATCGGCTGAAAATGATTAAAGGTGACGTATTGATTTATTCACCGAAGGTCATTTACATCAATGGTCACAAATGCCACTCAGTGAATGAAGCGAAGCGTCATTTGGAATACAATTACATGGTTGTTTAGAGTCGGCATTCTATGAAAAGAATGTTGCATTGCAACATAAACTCCTATATAATATAAGTAGTGACGCTAATACAGGTTACTATTTTTTTAACACTCGCTAAATTTAGGAGAAACCACATGTTCGCAACAGACACATTCATTGACACCGTTCAAAATTCCAAAAAGTATTTCGTATCCACTTTCATTACAGATGAAAAGGTGCGTAAGCCACTTAATGCATTTGTAGATGCACAAACGGCATTCACAAAACAAATCTTCAAATCATACACTGAAGTTTCAAAGTACATAACAGACGAAGCAACTTCTGCGGTACAAAAAGCGGCTAAAAACGTCTAAATAGTTATAACACCATGTCTTTAATGAAACGAGCCTTGGAAATAGTTAGCGAGTTTCTGTCCGAAATTCGTAAGAACTCAAACAATACAGGAATGTACTAAAATGAAAACCGTAATTGAACAAGAGTTTGATAAGATGGTCGCCGAAATCAAATCATTAGAAGACAGAATCAAAGAATTGAACTTTGAGGGTGTACGTGTTAACGAAGAACTATCTGCAACAGTTGAAATTTTGAAAAACCAAATTGATTCCTTCAATGCTAAATAAAACACCTTAAACAATTCTGGTTTTTATTATGGACAATTTTGAGTTATTCCTGGAACAGGTAAAGATATATCAGGAAATAGAGAAACGCCGAAAAATCAGGCTTTATGCCTTGACATTCGGCGTTTTTTTGTGTGTTACGGTTATATTAATATTCTTTTTTTATTAAAAATAACACCAACCTCCAACGTTATTTCTGCATCTTGCTTGTATTGTTTTTATTTTTAAATTAAATTTTTCGGCGGCCTCTTTTGCAGAGTTGAAAATTTGACCATCGGCCGACTGGCATTTTTTAGCTTTTGGGTTTCCTCCATTTTCATATGAGCGCCGAGTAAAGGTACACTTTGGTATTTTTCCAACTTTTGCTTTGGACATATTATTTTTCCATTCTTGTGTTATTACAATTTTTCTACCCGATGCACCCTCACCACCATCGGTTCTATTACGCAAAATACCTGTACCTAAGTCTTTTCTGCCATACCATCTGATGTATCTTCTTTCGAGGGAAAATGCACCAATTTCGGTTAAATTCGTTTCAATTATTGTTATCAGTGTTTTGTTTTTGGGAGGCTTTATTTCTTTTTTGAAATGTCTCCAAGCTCTTAAACCGCAACCTTTACCTATGTAATAAGGTGTGCCATCTCCCCTCAAATAGGCATATATGTAAAAAATGTTTGTATATATACTTGACAAGCTGTGTCTCCTGCTGTAAAATGTTAGACATAGAACCAGTAGATGTTATCGCATCGTGACTGGTACCCTTTATTTATTTGTTTAAGGAAATTTAAAATGACATTCGTTGAAGTTACTTCCGTTGCACCTAAACAATGCAAACTTATTGTCAATCTGGATAATGTTATTGAGATTGCACCACTTCTTGCAGGTGGTTGTGTTCTTTACTTTTCCGCAACAGAAGCGGGTGGTCCACGCACCATGACAGTTTCTGATAGTTATACTGCATTCTTGCAATTTGCAATGCAAACAGTCTCGGCTGATGATATTGCAAAACGTTTTCCTAAAGTTACCAAACCAAAGCAAGACTTATCAAACATCAAAGCACAAGAGGAAGGTAAGGGTGTCGAGTTTGACATTCCTAAATTCGGAGCACAATGATTAATACAATAATGGGTATTTTTGGATGGATCAAAGATGACTATCGCACTCATCCTTTTCGTTTTATTATTGAGTTGCTTGCTTGGGGTATTAGTATCGGTTGTTCGATCACAATGGCTCTTACTGTACCTAACCCTCCCCTTCTGGCGTTATATCCTATCTGGATTATTGGCTGTTCTATGTATGCTTGGGCTGCTTTTACTAGGAAATCTTTTGGTATGCTCGCTAACTACCTCTTGCTTGTAACAATTGATTCAGTTGGTTTGATTAGAATGCTTGCATGAAAATTAAAATCTTCATTGTAACGTGGCAGGATCCAGTGGCATTGGACATGAACCTTCACACACTCTTTGAAGGTTATAAACTATTACCACCTGATGTTGATATTCATGTTAACATCATCAACAACCACAGCAACTTCACACTGGATCCACGGTTTGCACCACATGTAAATGTGATACACAACCGTGGGACTCCAGACTTTGCAACTGCAATGCTTGCACGTATGTGGAACATGGCACTCATTCACGGTTTTAAAAATCTAAATGAACCAGATGCCGACATTGTGGTGACTGCACAAGATGATACAGTTTGGAACTATGATTGGATTCCACAACTGTTGAAGGTGATGAAAGACTTTGATTTCTATGCCGATGATGCTGGTGATATGATATGTGCATACACACCAAAAGCGGTGAAAGCCATTGGTATGTGGGATGAACGTTTTCATTATGGCTTTGGTGAAGGTGATTACTTCCTTAGAGCAATCAAACACCTACCAGAAAAATCGTCAATCAATGACTTTGCACATGGTCGTGTGTGGGAACCAACACTACACCTCGCTAAACGTCCAGAACCACAATCTGAAAGGTATGAAGAACAGTCCCGTTCACACAAATTCAGAGGTTTATCATGGGCAAATTTCCTCTATAAGTGGAGATTTACCGAAATGGAGGGTAGATGGCCTGAAAATATTCAAGAAATGGTATTGACAACACCTGTGGTTCCTGCTATAATAGTGTATCCATATTTTGAAATGGACATTGAGAACCTTAAAGAAAAAGGTTACATTGTTGAATAGGTTATATTATGAACATCTTCTATCTCGATACACATCCAAAAACTTGTGCGGAACAACATGTCTCCAAACATGTTGTAAAAATGATTATTGAATATGCTCAACTCATGTCAACGGCACACCGTGTCATTGACGGTGAAGAATATATTGATGCATCATCCGGTCGCAAAATCAAACGTTGGCGTCTTGATGATGTTCGTGAACAATCTCTAATGAAGGCATCACACATTAATCACCCATCAGCAATCTGGTGTCGTGAGAATCAAGCCAACTATGCTTGGCTCTATCGCATGTGGCTACACCTGCTAGAAGAATACACCTATCGTTACGGTAAAATTCATGCATGTGCAAGGCTCAAAGATGCCTTACGTTTCCCTCCAAATAAAATTGCAATCGGTGATTTCTTTGCACCAACACCCGCAATGCCACCTGAAGTAAAAGTGTTGGCAGAAAATCCAACACCTGGTCGCAAGTATGATTCACTCAAATCATATCACAACTACTACAACGTTTCGAAACGGAGTTTTGCAACATGGAAGGGCAGAGTCAATTCCCGTCCAACACCAGAATGGTATAATGTATGAAGTATTATACCATTTCTTTTCCTGGCCGGTGGGGTCAGCACGTGGATGAAATTTGGTCTGAAGACCAAATCATCGAATCATATTACAAATATTGGTACAGTAAAATGGTGCAAGTCAATCGACACGATTTGATTAGCAGAGAACTATGCATTGATGACTGGTGTGTTTTACATTGGGCAGTTGAAATACCTAAACCAGATTGGATTACAGAATGAGAAATACACAAACAGTAATGGCTGTGCTACAGGAAGAATGTGCAGAAGTGATTCAAGCCGTATCCAAAATTAACCGTTTTGGTATGCATGGTGAGTGGCAAGGTGTCACGAATAGACAGGCACTTGTCACAGAAATTGGTGATGTTTTAGCAATTATCAAGGTATTAATGATGGAAACTGATATAAATATTACTGAGGCGGAGTTAGAAAAAGCCGTTGAAGCTAAATTTAAAAAACTTGAAATCTTTTTGCCACAGTTCAATCCATATTTCTTCCTAAACTACTTTCTAGAAGGTAGCGCACATCCAAAACACGTGCATTCACAATGCACTATCTCAGGTATTTTCTACCTACAAACACCACCAGGTTCTTCAGACATTAGGTTCACACCGAATCAGCCGTTTCGAGACTTTTTCGATTATATGTTCATGGTCAAGGATCCAGATAATTGGTACGCACTCAAACAGTATGACTATAAGCCATATCCAGGGTTGTTGTTGATGTGGCCTGCATGGCTGTATCATGAGGTGTTACCGAATCAATCAACCGATCCACGTATTTCAATTGTTTTCAATTTATAAAATGCCAAACTACACCTTTAAAAACCTCAACACTCAAGAGATTGAGGAACATACTCTAAGACTTTCAGAGTATGATAAATTCAAAGAAGACAACACACATTTGGAACGATATTTCGATTCAAGAGATTTACCTGTATTCTCGGATGCGGCTCGCATGAGTGTTCCGGGAACCAGGTCATACGATTCTGCATTTGAGAAAGGAGTTATTCAACGTATTAAGGAAACTGTACCAGGTAACACATTAGCCAAATCACACAAGACTAAACTTGGTAGAGAGTGGTAAAAACAACAACAAGGGGTATTAATGGCCAGTAGAAAGTCTCCAGTTCAAAAACGAATTGACATTAACAGTTCAGAGGAAGAAAAATACACACATCAGCCTGCAATAACAAACGCACTACGAATCAAATTAGATCACCTGAGAACGTTTGAGCCATTAACGGAAAATCAAAGATTATTTTTTGAAGCATATAAGAGAGGTGATTATTTTGTAGCACTTCACGGTGTTGCAGGTACTGGCAAAACATTTTGTGCATTGTACAAAGCACTTGAAGAAGTTTTGGATAAAAACAATCCATTTGATAAAATCATTATTGTACGTTCAGCCGTACAGGGTCGGGAAATTGGCCATCTTCCCGGTGATGTGACAGAGAAAATGGAAATTTACCAGCAACCATATGTGCAGATTTGCGAAACTCTTTTTGGTAGAAAAGACGCATATCAAAGACTTTCTGAGCAAAATCATATAGAATTCATCTCCACATCATTTATTCGTGGTATGTCATTTGACGATGCAATCATCATTGTTGATGAAATGCAGAACATGACGTTTGAAGAAATCGATACTGTCATGACACGGGTTGGTTATCGTTCAAAGATTGTTTGGTGTGGTGATTACCGTCAGACAGACTTGAATAAGAAACGTAATGATGTATCTGGTATTCTCAAGTTCTTTGATGTTGCATATCACATGAATGCATTCACAAAGATTGAGTTTACCGTGAATGATATTGTTCGTAGTTCTTTAGTAAAAGACTACATTATTGCCAAACTTAAATACGAGGATGCAGAATGAGTACAGAACAAGACAAACTGAAACACAGCAAACGTATTCATGCTAAAGAAACGGCTGTAAAGAAGCAAACTAAAATTGCAAAAGCATTTGGTATTGAAGTGAAAGAGCCACACAAGTTTGCAAAACACCACGCAATGGATTGTGGAACTCCTGGTTGCATGATGTGTGGAAACCCACGTAAAGTATGGAAAGAAGAAACGATTCAAGAGAAACGTTTTAAACAAGATGAGGTTGAATTAGAATAATATGTTTATACATTGCCCACCAATGGTTCTTCCGGACCTAAAATCGGAAACACACACTGACGGTAGACGTTATTACACTTCACCCAAAGGTAAACGCTTACCGTCAGTTACGACTGTTGTTGGTGCAATGAAGAAACAATCTATTATGGAATGGAGAAATCGTGTTGGTGAAGAAGAAGCCAACCGAGTCTCCAAACTTGCCACAGGTCGTGGTAATCGTGTGCATGATCTAGCTGAACGGTATCTAAAGAACGAAAAGATAGATTGGATGCGGGAGATGCCGGATGCTGTTGAGATGTTCCGTACACTCATTCCACATATACATCGCATCAATAACATTCATTACATTGAACAAGCACTCTGGTCGGAATCAATTGGATTGGCTGGTCGTGTAGATTTGATTGCAGAATGGGACGGTGTTCTCTCTGTCATTGACTTCAAAACATCGAAACGTATCAAGCAACGTGAAGATATTCAAGATTACTTTGCACAATGTACCGCATATTCTGGAATGTATGAAGAACAGAAGATCACATAAATACTCTAATAGAACACATTTCTTTTTACAGAAATAACAAATAGAGGAATTAATGGCAATAACATTAGGACTAGGTGTCACATACCATGACACCTCTGTAGAAACTTCTGGTAAATCCCCGACTCGTGCTATTTTTGGGTATGGATTTTCTGGTGCAGGTAACGTATCAATGACCAATCTAGTTAATAACTATGGTGGAGTTGCAACTGACACCGCTGGCATCGGCACGATTAGGTCTAGTCTAGCTGGTGCTGGATATGGTGGTGATAAAGCCATATTTGGATATGGAAATGCATCTACCGTATACTATTCGATAACCAATTTAGTATCCAACATTGGTGTTGTTGGTGCTGATGTTACTGGTGTGGGTACCGCCAGGACCTCATTGGCGGCCGCCGGTTATGGTGGTGATAAAGCCATATTTGGATATGGGTGGAATGGTGGTCTTAGATTATCAATGACCAACTTAGTATCAAACATCGGTGTTGTTGCTACAGACACTACTGGTGTTGGTCAGATCCGAGACTCACTAGCAGCAGCAGGGTATGGTGGTGATAAAGCCATTTTTGGATATGGATTCATTTCTGGTGGTCCAGGTGTATACACATCAGTGACCAACCTAGTATCAAATACTGGTGTTGTTGGAACCGATGTTACCGGTGTTGGAACAGCTAGGTATAGTTTAGCAGCAGCAGGGTATGGTGGTGATAAAGCCCTTTTTGGATATGGGTATAATGTATCCCGTTTCAATGTGACCAACCTAGTATCAAATACTGGTGTTGTCTCCACTAATACTAACGGTGTCGGCACTGCAAGAAATTCATTGGCCGCCGCATCATATAGTTCATAAAAATCAACACATAAATAATATATTATTAGGAGTATTTCATTATGTCATCAAAATTAAATTCTGAGTTCAACTATCGTTATCAAGTGATTGGCGAAACACCTTGGGAAAAAATCTTTCAGCTTCAAAACTTCTTAGAGGGCCGTGTTCGTGCCGCTGCACTAGAAGAAGTTTCGGAGTTAAAGTATAAAGCAAAACTATTGGAGTTGCAAAATCTAAAAGATATTAATGCACTACCCCACGTTATCATGACTATGCAAGCAGAGATTATCGAATTAGAATCATTCTTACCTTCACAGAAGGAAAGTTTTGAGTTAAACAGAGATGAGATTCGTATTCTGAAAAAATTGCTTGCTGAATTATATGAAGTTGCAGAACCAACAAGAATGCGTCATGAAGATGGAACACCATACACTGATGCTGAGATGTTTGAAGCGAATGCGGCCAATGAATTCACTGTTATGATCGGTAAAGAAATTCAAGCGGAGATTATTGCAAATGGTCGTCCTTCTCCTGCAAAATTAAGAAATGCTATGTCTAATCCACATACGTTTCATGCATTGCAAAAGATTGGATTAGTTCCACCTGATGCTATTCTGCTTGAAGGTAATGCAGACCCATTGAAGATTGAACTGAGAGCATCACCATCTATGATTCCATTGACGAACGAAGAACAAAAAGAAAAATTGGAGAACAACTAAATGTTTTACCTTTGCACTGTAGAAGCTACAGACTTATCAACAGTATTCGGTAGACCAAGTTTCGGTCCCGAAGAAGCTGTACCACCAAAATATGAAAATTTAAAAGTCATAATGATTGGTCAAAAACCTGATTGTTCAGGTTATATGCTATTGTCGGATACAGTTGTGGAAGAATTCACACAACAAACTTCTGTACCTGAGGGATATGATTTCATCTTTAGACAAGAATGGGGTCTAAGAATCACCGAAGAAATCATTCATCGTGTGATTGACACTCTGCGAAAAGAGGAGTATCCACCAATGGCTGATTACTTGGATGCAAAAGTCAAGGGTGATGCTGTACAAGAACAAACATACATCGATGCATGTTTGGCTGTTAAAGCAAAGTATCCTAAATTTAGCTGGTAATAAAAGATGGCAACACTAAACACAACAGGTGTATTATATCACGATGGCACACTCGTAGAGAATAGTGTTACCGCAACTCGGGCTATTTTTGGTTATGGCTATACAACGAACTATCAGTCTTTGACTAACTTAGTTAACAACTATGGTGGTGTTGCTACTGATACCACTGGCGTGGGTACAGCAAGAGAACAGTTAGCC